CTCTGTGCGAGGGCTGGGATTCAGCCAATCGAATTCCGTAAAATCAAAACCTGTCCGCACTGCAACAAGCTAATATGATCAGACATTCGTTTCCATTAGTGGAATCGATCAAGGTGGTCCGTCTCTCCGAGGGGCGGACCATCCGCGTTTTAAGGGATCGAACCAAAGACAACCTCAAGGTCATGCACGGAGATGCGGACATCCACCTCACCTGCGTAGCACAAGCCCATGACCCCATCGAGATGCTGAAGACATTGGCCAAGCTGGAAGACGTTCGGTCAGTCGAACTCACCGATGCGAAGGGCAACGGAATCATCATCCACAAACAAATCTGATCCATGAACAAGTCCTCAACACACGACATCGTCAACGCACTCAACATCCTCTCCACCGAGATTTGCTCCATCGATGGAGCAGCCAACGCCCTATGCGCCGAGGCGTCAGCTCGCATCCTGGAACTCGTAACCCTCACAAAGGATCTGACAGCACACATCGTTTCCAATCCGGTTCATCATCCAAAGTGTAACGCCGCAACCAAAGGCAACTATTGCAACTGTATGTTGGCCAAACTATCGCACCCATGAAGACTCCACGACACGAGCAGCCTTGGTACGAAGCACGGTTGGAAAACAACAAGAAGCCGTCCAAGATCACCGAAGAAGAACGAACCATACTCACCGAGGAGAATCGTAAGCTCATCGAGGATGCGCCACGAATCATCTCGTGGGGAGTTGCCAACGGATGGATCGCTTATCCAATAAAGGAACAACGCAAATGGAAGATGCAAGAACTTGGTTCGTCAACCGAACCAACCCAGCAATCATCGTCGAACTCATCGGATGCGCTCAGTACCGTCTGGCCGAACTCCGAACTCCAGTAGTCATATACCGTCGGGGCGAAAAACTATACGTTCGCCTCGAATCCGAATTTCACTCTAAGTTCAAACCACATGATCAAGAAAACTAAAGCCGGTTACAAAGTCGAGTCCAAGACCCATCACAAGAACATGGGCACCTACCCTACCAAGACCGCTGCAATCAAGCGCATGATGGAGGTCGAGATGTTCAAGGCGATGGACAAGGCCGGAACACTTCGCAAGAAGAAGTAGGCCATAGACTCAGCAGTCCAACTCAGCAACGAATCAACGACATGACAACGCTCGAACGAGCGGCTCTTTGGCTTGCCAAGGTACCGCCAGCCGTCTCAGGACAGAACGGCCATTCAACCACCTACACCGCCGCCGTGGGACTAGTCCACGGTTTCGGACTTTCAGACACCGACGCATTCGCGCTCCTGTCGGATTGGAACCGCTCATGCCAACCTCCCTGGCAGGATCGCGAAATCCTCCACAAGATCCGACAGGCCAACCAGAAGTCCCACTCCAAGCCCCGTGGTCACCTTGCTGAATCCTCGCATACACAAGGAACAGCACCATTCGATATAACAAAGGTAGCCTTTAACAAGCCGAAGCCCGTTCCAGTGACTCAAAAGACTGTGGGGCATGATGAGCCTGACGCGCCATCTAACCCTCCCGCAGCCCCCGTCCCGGCCTCGCACGACGCCTCGGAGTTCCAACGCTTCCTCCAGTCCGCCTTCGCTCCCACCGAAGTGGTCTGCATCTGCGAGCAGGTCGAGGACGGCAAGCCAATGACCTCCGGCTCGTTCCTGCCCATCGAGGATTGGATCGCCCGCTTCGATGACCCCGAATCCATCCTGTTCCGCAGCGATCGCACCGATGGCGTCTTCGTCCGCATCAACCCGTTCCGGCCAAGCCTCTACAGCGGATCGGACAATGATGTCGCAGCCTACCGTCATGTCCTCGTCGAGTTCGATGACAAGCCCAAGGCCGAGCAGGAACAGCTCCTACGCTCATCTGGCCTACCCATCAGCGTCCTCATCGATTCCGGTGGTAAGTCGATCCACGCATGGGTCCGAGTAGACGCCCCCAATCGAAAGGAATGGGATGCCCGCCGGGATCTCATCTACTCGTCCATCCCCGGCGTCGATCCGAAGAACAAGAACCCATCACGCTTCTCCCGGCTCCCCGGAGCATGGCGCGGAGATCAGAAGCAGAAGCTGTTGGCCAACAACCTGGGTGCGAACTCATGGGAAGAATGGCTGACCTCCCGCGAGTCCGATGATGACCAAGCCACGGTGGTCAGCATCAAGGACCTGATGCACTTCGATGCAGCCAATGATCCCGATAACCTGATCGGCAAGCGATGGCTCACTCGCGGCTCATCCATGATCATCTCCGGTGGCACCGGCATCGGGAAGTCATCCCTGATGATGCAGATCGTCATCCAGTGGGCGTTGGGCAAAAACTTCTTCGGCATCGCTCCAGTACGCCCGTTGAAGATCGGTGTTATCCAAGCCGAGAACGACAAGGGCGACCTCGCAGAAGCATTCCAAGGAGTAGGCCAAGGACTAGATCTCAAGCCCGATGAGATGAGATCGCTCCAGCACCAGCTAGAGTTTCGTACCGAAGCCGTCCGTACCGGCGAGCAGTTCCTCGCCTACGCCCGACGCTTCATCCACCGATCCAAGCTCGATCTCATCATAGCCGATCCACTCTTCTCCTACTTCGGCGGAGACCTCAGCGATCAGGGCGAAGTCTCCGTGTTCCTCCGAAACAAACTCCAGCCCATCCTTCACGAGACCAAGGTAGCGTGGATCTGGATGCACCACATCAGCAAAGCCCAACGGAAGGATGGCGAGCCGCTCACTACCATGGAACTCGCACACGCCGGATTCGGCTCCTCCGAACTCGCTAACTGGGCACGGGAAATAGCCGTTCTGGCAGAGGTAGGCCAGTTCACTCCTAGACGCTTCCAGCTCGCCTTCTGTAAGCGGGGATCACGGCTCCCGAAACCCATCCTCAACCTCCAGCACGGTACCCAGCACATGCGATGGGAGGAATACAACACCATGGTAATGACCGGAGCACAGCTCAAGGAGAAGCAACCGTATAACAATAAGGCCAAGAGAAAGGATAGGATATGACATACAGAGATCAGTTCGGCAAGATGCCGCCGCTAAAGCACGATAAGACAATAGCGTCAAGCGAAGTGGTTATTCATATATCTCAGTCGCTCGCTTGTGATATTGAGCGGGCCAATAAGTTGTTCAATGAGTTAAGGAAGCGGAAGATCATTGTGTTCGATAAGCTGGATCGCTCCTGGCATGGGGTGGACAACCGCACCATCCGGCACACCGATTCCGACCGGATCAGGGCACTGGAGATCCGGCTGGAAACGCTCGAAACCAAGCACAAGAAGTTGCTCGCCGCGTACCGCGCCCACATCGACCTCCATCCGAACTAGGGGGGCCACCTAGGGGGTACCCTATAGGCCTATGGTACCCCCCTTTTACGGAAAACCCTCCCCCCTAGTGTACCCCCACTATCCCCTCTTAATAGGGGAGTAGCTGCTCCCCCTAATATCGCTGTTAAAGCGATCGGGGGCAGCTACAGTTCAAAACACTCCAGATTGCGAAATCTCTCCGCCGCTTGGGTACCCCCTATTGGAAGTTTTCAAAACTCCCTGCCAGCGACTGGAAATGGAAAACCCGCCGCTTGTATGTTTGATCCAAGGGCGGGGATGTTGATTGGTGGAGCGTAAATGGCCCTAGGATCGCGTTTGATTGCTGGATGGTGTGTGGGTAGCGGAACCCCATTGATCGGCCATTGCGCGGGCGATGCCGGGATAGGTCTTGGATCGCTCCTTCCAGCGGGTGGGACTGGGACCGAGCTTGTTCTGGCCGCTGGGGGTCTGATTGGCCCACCTCCCCGAAGCAGGAAGCGGAAGGATTTCGGTGGGAACAAGCGGCGGCAGGTTCTTTAGCCACAAGCATGTTCGCTTGCTCGCGTTATCACCAAACTGCCACGGCTGTATCATCTGGGTGGGTTTGCAGATACGAGTGTTGATGGCACCGATTGGGTTCTCTATTGCTATACGATGTATGCCGCTATTTAGTAACAGATGTACGAATGCGAGTGCTTCATCGGTCAGCTTGGGATCTCGGAGACCACGAGTCGTCCAATGCATGCCGCTCGAACAGAGATAGGTGCAGGGCGGGAACGCGATCATCATGTCCCACTGCTGGCTCAGGAGATCCCGCACATCACCACGGTAGTGTTGGCCCACTGTGTCGCTCGGCTCAAAGTCGCAACTCCAAGCATCCCAGCCACGCGCCGCGAACTCATCGCGCACCCGCCCGCTGTACTCGCAAGCCACAAGGATACGGGAATTCACTTCGACACCTCCTCAGCGATGAAGAAGTCTTTCTCCTCCCCGTTCATGGTCACGCCATTGGTCCATGTCAGTCCGATGCAGTCCCCGTTCAGGACGCACTCGATCAGGAAGGAATTGGTGCGCGGGGAATGGGTCACCCGATACGCACCATTCTTCCAATGCACCACCTTGCCGGACAAAACAGCCTCTTTGATCTCGGCAAGGCTCACTTCGCACCTCCCTTGGAGGCCACTGCCTTCCATCCCGTGTACCGGGCATCGCAGTAGACCAACACATCGCAGATCTCCACACCGGGAACTTTCACCACAACACCGAACGGACGCTTCTGGGTCCGAACCGCCACCATGCCAGCGGCCTCCGCAGACTTCCGCAGGTACTCGTCATATCCACTCCAGTCCTCGTACTCGCGCTCGTCCATCCACCTAGACTTGGCCTGCTCGACAGAACCGTTGATCTTGCTCGCGTAATCGCTGATCAGCGCGATCAGCTCTTCCTTGGTTTGCTTCATATCGTTCGTTGATTTACCACCGCTCCATGCGGCGATGGGACCAACCTACCACCCCATCATCCCGGTGGTCAAGAGGAAATCTTTCGGTGGTGGACAATTCAGTGGACGCGATCGTCCCCATTGGGGATCACCCGGTAATGGGGCGTCGGATAGACTCCACGGTTCCGGGACATGATTCGGAACTTGCGGCATTCCATCAGACCAAGCTTGGCGGACTTGCCTAGAACAATCCCCGCCGCATTATGGGTCACATTCCACTCCTGCGACCATTGGGCCGCCGTCTTCCAGCCCTCCGGCACTTCTTCAGCTTGGTTCGATATTGCCAGCCTCAGCTTCCTCAGAAGCTCGGCAGAACCCAGTTCTTCTCGTTTTGTGGCCATTGGTGTAGATATAGTTGTGCGCTGTTAATTGTATACTCTCCAAATACAATACCGTGGGACCACGCCAGCGTTGACCTCCTCTTGGATGCGTAATCCATAGACGGAATATTCGCTAATGTACCAACGCAGAAACCAATAGGGTTGGATTGAGTCCTGCCAGTTGATTGGCCCGCTCGATGGGCATGGGCAACCACGCAGTTCCCGAACGTCTCCGCCGAGTCCCGGATGAAGTTTTCCCCATACAAGATCCCGTGCCCCCACTTGTAACCCCCAAGCTTGTAGAAGGAACGGTCCAGAGCGTCGTTGTACTCGATGAACGTATGGCAGTGCTTCTGGATCGGTGCCAGCATCCGCTCCCACACCGCTTCCGCGAACCCACGCACCACGGTGTTGTGATGGTTGAGATACTTCTTGGCCCGCTCATCATGGTTCCCAAGCGTGAACACCGTGGGCCGTAACTCGTTCAGGAACGCCACACCCTCCTGAATATCGTCCAGATAGTCGTCCGCATGGTCCGAGTCGTCAGGGTTGGACAGCGATCCCGCACGGAGCGAGGCGAGATCGTAAGCATCGCCCAGATGGATCACCTCATGCGGCTGAAACCGCTCCCGGAACAATAGAACCGCCGCCAGCGCGTCCTTGTTCGCTCGGTTCCCGTGACTACAACCAATAGCCATCACTCTCTTCACACCCATGCCGCGACAAAGCACAAATTGCGCGATACAACAAGCGGTTTACGGTACACCGCACCATTGTAACCGGGGCCGGTTTCCGATTTCTGATTTCCGAATTCCGAATTCCGTATGGGGTATGCAAGATCTGGAATACCGCACCATGAGGTTGCGGGTTCGCGGGGCGCACATGAGTGGCACATGAGCGGGATCCTCGACGGGTGTAACGGGGTAGGACATGGGATGTCTTACCTTGGAGTGCTATGCAAACAACCTGGCGGAGGGAAGGGGGGGAACGAAGGAAGGAATGGCCTACTAAAGAATGAAAAGCGGGCGGGCGGGCGACACTATCGGGGCAAAGAAAAACCCCGTAGGGTTGAACCTACGGGGCTTGGTGATTGGCTTGGGTTAGTTACCGGCGAGAGCCGATAGAATGAGAAGGAGGGTGAACAACAGGCAAAGCCCAAGGTAGCCAAGGACACGAAGGAGGGGCTTCATTAAATCATGCCTAGGGCGAGTAAAATCGAAGGGCACCCATGTTCACAGCATCCGTCAGGCTCCACCACGCATCCTTCGGTACAACAAGCCCGACATTCGGAATCCCAGAGAACTTGGCGGGCGAAGGATTCGATGGAATCTGGTGTCGTGAACCCTTCCTCTTTCAAAGCTTGGGTTGCTTTGATTCGGTACGGGTTGTGGGTTGCGGGTTTGGTAGGTTGCTTTTGTAGGTTCATAGTTTGAAGGGCATCAATTGCCCGCAGAATCCACGGAGTTTCCCCCATGGACTCGCCGGGGAATTCAAGCTTGGGCTTCGATGAAGTGACGTTTTCCGGTTCCGTGGGCCGGGATATGGATTGATTGGAAACCTGCGCGAGATCCGGCGCATAGTAGGCAATCTGCGCAAGGGGTACCGTTCCGTTCCGAAGCGCATAGCTTTTCGAAACTATGGTGGTCCAGATCCGGGGTAACACGGAAAGTAGACCAGCCCATGCTTCGGGCGATGAGAAGTTCGGCAGTAGTGTCCACGCTGGCCATCAATAGTTGCTTCCACCCTTGCAACGAGGGTTTACGCCATTGGTGCGTATAGCCAGTC